TAGTCTTTATCGACGGCGGCGGTTTTTTTCTTAAAACCTTTAAGCCAGTTTAGACAACGCTGTATAAACGTCGGTTTTTCTGTCGTAAGTTTTGCAAGCATATTGCGATTTCCGAGCATTTCTCTCACATAATGCGCCGTAAGTTCGGACGGTAAAATTTCCTCTGCAAACAAAGCCTCTTCGTTCTTGTAGAGTTCCTTATACGCATTCTCGATTTTCGCCTTTTCTGCGGGGCGTGCGTCGTAATACTCGGTTGCCATTTTTGCTATATCCGAATATCCCTCTGTTCCCTCGAAAGCGTGCGCAAGTTCTTCAAGAGTGATTTTTTCTACGGAATTTACACTGTCGGGGCTTAAATAAATTGTATTATGCCCGCTGCGCGAATAACATACGCCGTCAACGGCTTTTGCTTTACCGTCGCTGCTCTTAGCGGAAATATTCGCAAACCCTATGCCAGTGCCAATATCGGCAGCAATTTGTGCCATTTGCTTTATTTTTACGTTATCCACGCCGTAACGCCACCCAGAGGCGATAGTCCACTCAACCTCTAACTTCTCGCCGTAAGAAAGGTTTTCGTAGCCTTTTACGTTGTTTCTTGCGTATATTTCAGCGCGTTTCATTTCAAGCGGTTTTAAGGTCTGGCTCTTATTTCCTGCGGGTTGGCTATTGAGTTCTGCTCGTTCCGAAAGCGCATAACGAGATTTATTTTTCGGTTTTTCGGACGTATTCTCGTGAATAAGCCCGTCCTCTTTTGCCGCTGCAAACAATTTATCGAAAGCCGCATTTATACGCGTCCTTTCTTCGCCGCGCGGCATAATATACGCTACTGTTCCGTCGGCTAAAACAGCCCCCTCGGAATGTCCAGAAAGGTAATCGTTGGACTTTGCCGTCTTGTCGGTTATATACGACGCAAACGCCCTTGCAAGCATTTCACAGTTGGATTCCCAATACCCGCCGTCTTTACTATGCGTTGCACTTATTTTCAGCGCGTCTTTGTAGTATTCCGTTTTTTCTTTTACTTTAACGTCTGGCGTTAAACCTGCGTCCTGAACGGCGTGCGCAAGCGCGAGCCTATCTTCTTTCGCTAAGCCCTTGCCTGTTATTTCTTTCTTCAAATCGCTTAAATCGTCCACAACAGAACGTTTGTTGTCGTAGAATTTAGCAAGAGCCTGAGCGTCGCCTTTTCGCGCCTGCTCTGTAAGTTCGGCAAATCGTTTGAAATCTGCCTCGGTTGCCATACGCTTGTAATACTTTTGATTGACATAATTTTGCATTGTTTCCTTGCTCATTTTGCCGTTTAATGCCGCAAAATTATTGTCAAGATAATATTTCAGCCGCTGCTGGTATCTATCCGCTTGTTTTTGACTCGCAAGAGCGTTCTCTTCCACCGTACCGTCGCGATAAAGCATTGTGTTAATAAGTTCGGTGGCGGCAGTTCTTGTATTTGCGGGTAATTTACTGAAATTGCTCGACATTTCCGACTGGTGCGTATCACCCGAAATATAGTCCTCGAAAGCGTGCCACCATTCGTGCGCAAGAGAGCCTGCGCCGTTCATTTTCGTAAGGTTAATTACCTTTCTGAGCGGCTCATAATGCGCCACCGCACCAGATAACCCTAACCCGCGAGAACCAAAACCGATACTGAGTGTTCCGTTAAGAGAAATATCAGACTTTTCCATTCCTAATGCGTCGGCTAAATCGCAAAACGCGTCGTAACCGTAATTAAGCGAGGTTTTTCTGTCGAGTTCGGAAAGCCAGTTGCCAAATTCGCCGCCTTTTATTCCGAAATCGCGGATATAATCGTCGCCTGCAATATCCCTGCCCTGACGATAATCGAGCCCCTCACGGTGAACTTCCGATAATTGCTGCGGCACATACCGCTGCTTACCAGTTTTAGCGGCGGTTGCAGACGTTCCGAAATGCTCTTTACCGTAAGCAAGAGCCTCCGCTACCGACTTAAAGCCTGTTGCAACACGGTAATGCCCTTTTACAATGTAATAATCGCCCGTTTCGGCTCTGCTCCCGTAAAAAGAATCGCTGGTTTTGCGAATTTCGTAGCCGCGCGGCAATTTACTGTCAGACGGAACACCAAACCCCTCCATTAGTGCGCGTTCGCCGAGCGCGTCAAAACGTCTTACCATATTATCTACGGCAGCCAAATAATTTGAGCCGTAGAGCGCAGGGCTTTTATAATATTTATCAGTCCACGTTAAACGACCGTCTTTTATCTCTGCATAACCATTTTCTGTTATCCACTTCGCGCCCATATTTTTGAAATCTTCGGCAGTTTTTGCGCTTTCAGCCATTTTTCTTATGGAGGTAATTTCGTCGGCGTAGAGTTTTGCCGCCGCCATAATATCCGCCTCGGACTTGGTGCGATAATTATATGCAGAGGACGGCGTGGTGTTAAGCGATTTATATATTTCGTTCTGGGCATAAAGCAACCCTCTGTCGCCGCCGTCCGCAACCGCCTGCTCCCAGTTCGGGCGTTTCCACACGCGTTCTTTCTTTGCGTACTTCTGAATTTCGCGGGCGTTCATACCCTCCATATCGGCAGAGGTAAGCCCTCGCGCCGCCCATTCGTCCTTACGCGCACCGCCTATTTTCTCGCCGAAATCAGCCTGTTTTTTTGTAGTTTTCTCTGTTTTTTCAGTCTTTGCCATTGCGTCCGTCGCGGCAACTTCTTTCGCTGTGCTATCGGCTGTTTTTGCCTGATACAATGTGCCTGCACCCTGATTGTCTATGCTCGTTTTTATAACGTCATAACCAGCGGCGGCAAGTTTTGACTGCATTTCGTCAAATTGAGCAACAGAAAAACCTGCCACTTTGATACGTTCGCTGTACGCTTTTGAATCTTTACCGATAAGCGTAAGAGAAAGCGTGTCAGCGACGGTCGTCGCGTCATTAAAAAGAGCATAGTAATACTCGCCGCTTTGAACAAGCACAATCGACTTACCATTTCCTTTTTTACTCTTAGAATACGCCTCTTTGCTCTTAAAATAAGCCTGTACGTCTTTCGATAAAGAATGAAATTCTTTCACCGTGAACTCTTTATATCCTTTACCGTCGGCAAAACCTTTTTTAAGTTCCGAATCGGTGATTTTATCCGTTGTTTCCGTCTTGATTGCGGTTTCGGCTTGTTTCTTCGCTTTCGGCTGCTTGACTGGCTTTGCAACTTGCGCGGTCTGAGCGGCAGTTTGCGTTCCGTCAGCAAAAGACGCGGTATAATCAATTTTTACATTATCGTTTTTAATTCTTACGCCGTTCATAGGCATAATGCAAGCGTCGCCGTTTTTGCCTTTGATATACAGCACGTCTATATTAAAACCGTCTTTTGTTTGCTTATGTTCTGTAAGAAACGTCTGCGGGCTGTCGATTGTGTCGATAACTCGGCTTACAAGTTTTGTGTTATAATAAGTGTCGCCTATTTTGCTTATTGATAATTCGGACTTTTTTGCAGGAACAACCGCACGGATAGCGTCTGCGTCTATAATAACCTCGCGCATATCTGTGCTATTTCTGTATTTATCCAAAATTTTGCCGAAATCAATGCCGCCTTTTGCCTCGGTAAGTCCTCCCACGGTATCTGTGTAGGCTGCACAAAAATAACCGTCGCTTACATATTGAACGCCGTTCATAACATACGCGCCGTGTAAATTTTCCCGAACGTCTTTTGATAGTGTTAAGGAAACGAGCCTTTCACGCGCTTTATCGAGTTTAGGTCTTTTCTTTGCGGTAGGCTTTTTCTCTGACGTTTCGCCCTTTTTGGTAGACTTAGCCGCCGCCCGTTCGGTGCTCTCTGCATTTTGCGAATGATATTGCTCTTTGTACCATTTCGGCATTTCCTTGCCGTCGAGTTCGATTGCCCTATCCATAATTTCGACATAAGGCTTTTTACCTGCGCGTATTTCGTCGGCGTGCTCGGAAATTGCTTTTGCCAGAGATTTTGCCGAATATAAACCCTGCCGTTCATAATCGGATAAATCGCCCATTGCATACTCTGCAACAACGTCTATATTCTGTCCGTCGGGCGTGTTGATAACCTTATCGTAATCAACAACGCCTAAATCGCACAGTTCGCCCATAACGCGCTCCGTCGCAACGGGGCTTTCTTTCAATTTGTTAATTTCTTGCTGCTTGCTGGTAGTAGTTTCAGCCTTTTTAACCGTTTCGCCGCCTTTTTCGGACTGTTCAACTGTATGTTTCTCGGGTTTCTTTGTTTTCGCTGCCTTTTTGGTGGTTTTTTCGGTTGTTTCTGTCGTCTTTTCAACAGCCTTTTTCTTTTTAGGCTTTGTTTCTTCCACCTGTTTTGCAGTCTTTTTTTCGCTCTGAGCCGCATTTTCTTTCGCAACCTCGGTATTTTGCGCAACGGAAGATTGCCCCTCAGCATTCTTAACGGTAGGGGCGGCGGCTTGTGTCGCCTGTTGCGGTTGTCCGACGTTCGTTTGAGCGTTTGTTGCGGCAGACTGTGGCGTTACAAGGGCTTTTATAGCGTTGACGAGTTCGGTTTTTGTAAGAATGTGAGAAATGTTGCCGTCTAAATAAAGCATATATTTCCCGTCGGCGGTTTTCGATATGCCTGCATAAGTCTTTTCGCTTACCTTAAATACGCTTATACCGTCCTTAAATGCCGTCTTGTCGGTAATCGTGTTTGCGTCTGCTACCGCCTCGTTTGTGTTAATAACACGCGCGATTTCTTTTTTTGCTGCCGACATAGCCGATAGTTCGGCTTTTTTACTCGTAAGCACTTCGCTATTCGTTGTTTGAATTTTATCCACGAAATCGTCGTAAGTAATAGAGTCAACGTCTATCCCAAAAAGGTCGTTTATGCTTTTTTTCTGCTGCGGCGTTGCCTCTTTCTGAAAATTACGGAAATCGGCTTGCATTATTTCGCCAGCACGCTGATTTGAAACTGCGTCATAAACGGAATCTTTGCTCATAACAAGTTGACCGAGCGCGTCGGCAACCGCAAATTGCGTTACAAGGCTCTTATTATTTGTAAATTCTTCTACGCTATTAAAATGAAAAGGTTTGCCCGTACTTGCGTCAACAACACTTCTCTCATTGATAGCCTTTACAAAACTTTCCGCGTTCGCAAGAATATTCGCTCTGCTACGTTGAATAATCGGCTCGAAAGTAAGTACCGTGTTCGCCGCCTCCATTTGACCGAGTATACGTTTTTGCGCAATCGATAAAGAGCCGTCCGTTCTGGGCTTTGCTGCGTCGTATTGATTCACAAGATTTGAAACGTATTGATATGCCTCGCTCCCTGTTGCGTGTTCTGTTTCATACTTTGCAAAACTACGCGCCGTATCAAGCGTGCTTTGCGTAAGCGTTGAATTTTGAGCAATGTGCGAACCCCTGACAATTTGCTTTGCCGTTCCGTAAACGTCGCCGATACCACCCATTAGCGCGCCAGAAATACCGCCGATAAGCGCGGCATAGCCGATTTGTTGAGCAGTAGCATTTTCTGCGTTTGGATCAACTTTTGTCCAACGCTGATAGTACGGATCGAGAAATTCACTCATTCCCTCCTCGAAAGCCTCGCCCGCAAAGTTAGAAATAATACCTTTCACTATTCCTTTCTTCGCCAGAGTTTTAGCCGTTTGTTTTGCAAACAATTTTGCGCCGACTTTACCTGCCGCACCAGTAAGCCCCTCTAACGCGCCCTCTGTTACACCGCTGATAGTTCCGTATAAAAACTCTTTCCCTCCGAGTTCGCCTGTTTTTTCATACGCAGACGTGACTCCCATACCAGCCGCTCCAAGCCCAGCCGTAACGCCAGCAATAATGCCAGCAGAAACGCTGGATAAAGTGCCGCCAGAGAAATAGGCAATAGCCCCTGCCGCCGCAACCGCTGCCATTGCTGGTACAGAATTGCCTACGCCACCCGCAATGTCGCCAACAACCTGCATTGCTTTTGACGGGTTATACGCCTCGGTTATATCGTTCAATGCTCTACCTGATATGTTGTTCGCGATTTGAGCCTCTGCCCACTCGTCTGCACCAAATATTTTTGCTATGCCACCAGCAGTGTAGTCCCAGATACCCTCCAACATACTAAATGCGCCTAAGCCTGCTCTTTCGATTGTATAGAGCAAGCCGCTGCCCTGATTGTTTGCTCTGGCAGGACTATCAAATGTGCCAGAAAACATTTTCTGCAAGGTTGAGCCGTTAGGGTTAAGTGCCGATTTCATAGAATAACCAGATTCTGCAAGTTGAGCAAGGGTAGATTTCCTACCCGTGCCACTTACAGTTCCGCTTTTTGTAACTTTCGATAAAGTTGACATTTTTTACCTCTTACTTTTTATACTTCTCGTACATTGCCTTTAAGTACGCTTGATATGTTCCGTATTTCTTTTTGTCGCTGTTATTATTACGATTAAATTCGCGCTCCGTTCTTATTCCAGCGTTATACTTTGCAACGTCGCTATATGTGAGCGTGCCAGCCTCTGCTTTATTTTTTGTATCACTCGTAGGCGAATTATCGGCAGAATATTTTGATTGCACACGCGTACCGCCGCCCGTAAACGCACTAATAGCGTTTGCGAGTTCTGCGTCGTTATTATCCGATTTTAGTTTAGTCCAACCTTTGCTCGTATAAAGATACATATTTCCGTAAGCAACTATCAATCTGCCAGCATTTCCGTTTTCGTTGCTGTTTGTATTCCACCAGTTCCATAATGTGCCGCCGCCTGTATTAGACGGCGTTTTGGTTGCGTCGCCCGTCGCAATTCTATTGAGTTCTGAAATAATTTCACTATCTGTAATAGTAGAACTGCAAAGCAAGTCGTATTCCTTTTTGCCGTTTCCACCTCGCGAGGTAGCACCGATAGTAATATCAACGTCGTCATTATTTCGTCCGCTACCAAGCCCTTGTAAGTTCCAGCCGCCAGAACAAGCGTTATAGTTTTCGCCACCCGCTTTTTCTTTGAGCGTTTTATACATTGAGTAGGTCAGTTTTCCGTCCTTATACCATTGCTCAATATCCTTTTGCGCGGAAAGATAAGATTTAATTTTCTTCTGATCGTCAGAACCGAAATCGGTGTTTGCGACAGTTTCTACGGTTACGGTAGCATACTTATTGTATACAGTCTGTAATTGCTCTTTGGAAATATAGCCCTTTGTGTAATAATCTTCGGCGGTTGCTATATTGTAATCAAGCGAGGTTACATCGCCTTTTGAAATGCTATCGTTGATAGTGTCAACGGTATTGTTACCCATTTGTTCGCGTATCGTCTTTTCGTATGTCGCCCTGTCCTCGTCCGACAAACCAAGTTTCTGTAAACCGTCAAGATATTCGTCAAGCGAGCCTGTTGCCGCTGCGTCCACGTTAGCGAGCGCACTTTCAAGTATCGCCTTACTTTTCTCTTCGGAGGCTTTGTTTTTTGTGTTTTTCAACAAGGTTTTTAATGAGGCAACCTGATCGTCTGATAGACCGTATTCTTTTGCTATGCCGTCAATCGCCTCTTCGGTATATGTAGTATTCGTGTCCTGAACGCCCGACCACAACGAATCGAATACGTTTTGCTTTTTACTGCTCGCGGTCTGCTCTTCATTGTATTTTCTCTGCTCTTCAAGTTGCTGGCGTTCGTATTCGCGCTGCTCGGCTGTTTTTTGTTCGTTATACTTGCGCTGTTCTTCGAGTTGTTCCTCATAAAGAGCCTTTTCCGCAAGTTTTTCATTCATTGCGGTTATATACTGCTGATATGTAGCCTGATTATTTGATTTAGAGGCGATTTCCTGCGCCGTAGCAGCCTGAGCGTCTGCACGTTTCTGTGCGTAAGCCTGTGCCTGCAAATAATCGGAATAGCCGCCGCCCGTTAAGCCCATTTGAGCAAGCGTTTCAGCGTTCGTTCCGTAGGTTGCTTTATTCTGCGCGTAGGCGTTTTCAGCGTTAGCCATAGCGCGGGCTTTCGTCTGCTCTGCTTGCTTGTTTGCAGCGTCAAGTTGTTCCTGATAGCCCTTTTTCATTTCAGCGATATAGTCCTCATAAGACATTTTACCGTCAGTGGTCTTATCTTCTTTCGTTTGGGCGGCGGGCGTTTCTTTATCCGCTGGCTCGTTTTGTTTAACCTGCTCGGCTTGCGACGGCATTTCTGTTTCCGCAGGCGATTGAGCAGGAATATAATCGCTGTATTTTACAGCAGATTGTTTCTTCTCAGGATATAAACTCTCGATTATTTCTCGTACCGCTGGGGCGAAATTATCTGCACTTTCGGTTTGATTTTTACTTGTGGAATTGCCAACAGACGGCTTAACTGTCGGCATTGTTTCAATACTGGGGTTGCCTATAATTGCCCCGTCGTCCGTTACGCCGCCTTTCTTACCGCCAGAAAAGCCGCCGCCCACAGTTCCGACGACGTTACTATCAAACTCTGGTTTTTTGATTGCAACCTGATTGTTAGGCAAAGACGAAATCGTGGGTTGTTTTGTTATATCGCCTATGTAATCGCTATAACCGTAGGAGTTTGCTTTTGATTCATACTTCAAAGCGGGCGTTACGCTGGGAAGTTTTGTTTCTTCGCCAGTATGCGCACCTATATAACCGCTTTTGCTGCTTTTCGACGGCGTAGGAATGTTTATAAAATCGCCATAAGTGGGGTTTGGCGCGGGTAAGTTCGGCAACGATACATTGTTTGCGCTGCCAGTACTGCCGACAAAATCGCCATATAAACCGCCCGTGCCGCCATTTTTCCTCTTTTTGCTCGTGGTAGTTCCTAACGTTAAATTCTGCTTAATCATTGAGCCTTACCTCCCATTTTGTTGATGTATTCCAGATAGCCCTCTGCGCCGTCCGCACGCTCTTTTTCTATGTAAGCCTGCGTTTGCAAATCTTTGTTTTTCTGCTGTTCCGCCGCAAGTTGCTGTTCGAGTTGCTCTCTTTGCGCCTCTATAATGCCTCTGATACGTTCTACCATATCTCTTGCGTCTGGATAATGGTGTCTTTCCATTTGTTGCCAGAAAATAAGCAGTGTTTCGAGTTGCTGCGGGTTTCCGTAACAACCGTTCTGGAAATTCAAACGGTTTTCGCTCCAAATCGTTTCCCTTGACTGCTCCACGTCGCCTGTCGGATCTGTTCCGAATAAATACTGTGTGTTGTAGTAATATTCGCCGTTTTCGTCGCGTTCGATAAAATCGTATCTGTTGAACTGAGCATTTTGCAGCCTGCCCATACTATCGACGTAAGACATTGCGCGCGGCTCGTCGGCATAAGCGAGGTAGTAAAGGAAAATTACCTCGTCTATTTCGGCATAAGCGGCATTTTTCATTTTACGCTTACTATCAAGCCGCCCCGCCGATTGATTGACCTGTATTTGCTTTGCCTTGCCGCTCTGAGCCGTCGAATCGGCTTGCCCTTGATAACTGTCGGTAATGCCCATAATGCGCTTTGATTGCTGATAAAGTCGCTCAGACTGTGAAATATCCTGAGTTAAATCTACCTGTAAATCAATTCGCCCGAACAATTTGTAATTGCCTTGCCCCACCTTGATTACGTTCTTATACAACCCGTTGTCGAATTGCCCGATATAATCTTCTGGCGCAGTAGGATATACGCCTGCGTTCATAAGTTTTTCAAGAATACGGCTCTCGATTTTGTTGATAGCCTGCTGCTGCGGACGAATAAACTCGCAATCGGACTGTCCGAAAAGGCTATCCTCTTGCGATGTATTTTTTCTGATAATAATAGGGAATTTCGACGGTGTATAGTACGGCAGTTTCGTGCGTTCGAGTTTCGGCACTTGCACGGGAACGGTAGCGGGTATCATTATGCCGTTTATCTCGTCCATAGCCACGCTGCCGTCCTCTAAAACGGCTTGTTGCTGCGATTCTTCCATTACTACCTGCCCGTCTTTCATAACAGGCGAGGCGGCGGGTATCACGCTGCCGTCGGAAAGTACAATATCGTGGTCGAGTTCCTCGTATTCGTCGTCTTGCAATTCATAGTCTGGCTTGTCGCAGGTGCATAATTCTTTACGCCGCCCGCAGTTCTTGCAAACATATACCTTTCGCGAATAATAGTCCTCAATATCCTGCAATTCGGTATCGCCCGACCAAATATATTGACAGATTTTATCTTCGTCGTTTTTGTAATAGCAAACGTTGACGGTTGCGGTTTCGTCGGTTTCGCCGCCATTCTCGCTTTCGGTATCGTCTGCCACGTCTATGGGAACGCCGTACTTACGCACTAAGTCCTCTTTCGTGGTTTCAAACGTAATAAAGCAGTATTCCATATCGTCAATATCGTAAATGCAAGGCTGCCCGACGAAATGCGACGGCGACCAGCACGTTATTTTAACGTCGCCCACCGTGTTATGTGTCTTTATCGAGTTATCCCACTCAACAAGCCAGATACTACCACCGTAAATCGGGGAATACCTCTCGTCTATGTCGTTCATTTTCTCGAAAGGCAGTTGATTGCGCTTATTTTTAAGCAGTCTTTCTACGCTTTTCGCGTTTCTGTCGTTCCGTTCGGAATATATCTCTGGCGTTACCGCAGTAGAGGGTAAATAACTTGAAAACTGGCTTTCAATAAGTTCATAAGTAATATTTCTACCTGTGAGCGCGGGTTCGTCGCTGCCGTCGATAATTAAATCGCCCTTGTATTGCTTGCTCCACTTTTCAAAATCGTCGCGGAGGGCTGCCTGTTGTCCTCTGGCATTCTCAAATAAGTCCTTGAAAAATTGTAATTTGTTTTCTTTATCTACACGCATTATAACGGTTTACCTCCCTTGCGTTTGATTATAATATCTCGTTCTTCCTGCGTTCTGGCGTTTCTGTAATCTTCCAGTTCGTCAGGTCTGTATTTGACGCGTTTGTCGCTTTCTGCCACCGCAGGGCGCGTCCAGTAAACAGCAAAATACCTTGCCGCGTCTGGGCTGTGCGTAATTTCGTGCGGCTCGGTGGCGCAGTCTGTCGGGTGTTTCTCGTCGCGTTGCAATTCTGGCAGGTATTTTATAAGCCACTTGCAATTTGAAAAGATATGCAGCCGCGATACGCCGTCGGCATTAGGTTTCATAAGTTCTTTAAGCGCAAGCCAGCCCGCCTCTCTATCGTTGCTCGATTTCGTAAGTTCCAGCCCTGCCTCATAAAACAACGTGTCTTTCCCTTTGCCCGTTTCCTGACTTCTGCCCCACAAATCGGGTGGTGCAAGCGTTGCATATATATTCTCGTTTTCGTCCGTAAAATCGAGTATTTTCTGGGCGGCGGTCGATATAGGCAAATCGCTTTCGCATAATTCTCGGTAAAAATAGCAGTTGTGCAAGTTATCCACAGCAACCCAGTAGCAAGCCAACATATCGAGCCCGTAGTCGAAAACCCTGTACCGCCGCCATTCAGGAGGAATTGCGAACGGTGTACAAACGTGTATTTCGCGCCGAAACTCCTCAAAGTATTGCCCCTCGAAGTAGTCCCACTCGCCATTTAATAACCCTTGCTTTTCGCTGTCTGGCAAGTTTTCAAGACGCATAACGTAGTCTGGATCTTTTTCCATAAGAAATAGGTTGTCGTAAACCTTGCTCGGAATGAATATACGGCGAGAAATAATCGGTTTTCCGTCTGGTCTGTAACCTATAACCACGTCGTGCGGCTTGTTCCACTCGCCTATATCAACGAAACGTTCTTTAACCCAAACGCGCCCCGCACCTGTCGGGTTTGTGGACGATTTCATATATTTCGGATAGCCGTTTGCGCCTCTCAAACGCGAAAGCATATATGTGTAGGTAAAGTTCGTAAAATGCGTCAACTCGTCAAAGCGGATAACGTCGTACTCTGCCGATTGATAATTGTACACGTCGGTTTCGTTTTGAAGATACCCGCAGTCGATTATGCTGCCGTTGATAAATGTGAACGTGTGCGCCGTTTGATTATAGGAATATTTCCCCCTCGGATAAACCGCAAGCATTGTACGAAGAATAGAACGCTCTAACTCAGGATAAGTCTTTCTGAATATAATCTGCTTGCTTTTCGGATATTTCAATGCGTACAGCATAGCGTCGATAACTTGCCCGTAACTTTTGCCGCCGCCCGCCGCCCCGCCGAACAGTACCTCTGTCGCCTCTGCCTCAATAAATTCCTGCTGCTTTTCCGTAATCTCTAAGTCTATGGAATTGTTTTCGGACTTATTGCGGTTTCTTGACGACATTGATATTTACCTCAAACGGTTTTTCTTGCGTCTGTTCAAGCGCGGACTTATCAACCATATCGTGGTCGTTGACAAGGATAAACTTTGCGAAATTGCTGTCATACTGTTTCGTTATGCCGTTGAGTTTTGCAATACCGAGTTGCATTTCCTTTGCCCGCACATACGCGGTATCAAAACGGGGGTACTTAGCGCGCCAGTTCGTCAACGTACTCATTACTACGCCTATCTTTGCCGCAAACAATTCAAACGTCGGATATTTAGGCGGCATAATCATTTTCGGCGTCTTTCTGGTAAGGTTGCCGTCCTTGTCGTAAAATTCCTCGTAAATGACGGTAGGCTCAGGAACAGCAAAAAACTGTAAAAGCAAATCGCAGTATTCTTCGCTGTACTTATCCGCTGCTTTGTTTTCCTTTTTGAAACGTGTTTCAGAACCGACGGGGTTGCCTTTCTTAAACTGTCCGCTGTTGCTCTTCTTCTTTTTAGTTGTAGTGGTTTTTTTATCGCTCATTTTGTAAATTACCTCGTTAAAACAAAATTAGCCCCACTCCGACTATTAGGAGCAGGGCTCTAACCTCTAAGGGTATTGGCACTATGTAAAGTATAGCATAGTTTTTACTTGAAATAGTACCCGAAAAATATTTACCGTTTTTCTCTTAGGTAGATATAACTTACTTACCATTATATATTTATAATATATCTCTCTGTATGTAGTTATATTTACTTAGTAGATAGGCTTGCTTTTTTATATCAACAGCAAATATAGGGCTATTTCAAATATCGCTTTTCGCTTTCTGTTGTAGTAAGCGTTATGCGACATATAGAACTGTATCTGACTACGGTCGTAACCCCTGTTATCGGCAATATCAATAAGAAAGTCGGCGCGACAGCCCTCCTCGATTTCGGAAAGAGCCTTGTCGATTGCCTCATTCGTTTTTATGTACGATTGCAGCGTTTCGGCAGCAATGTTTCCCTCGCGAATAGCAAGGGCTTTACGGTCGTAATCGGCGCATTGAGCCCTCACAACTTTTATTACCCCCTGCGGCAATTCGTATTTATAAAACTGTTTCGGTCTGCCTATCGGTCTGCCTGTAATTACACTTTGCATAAATGCCTCCATTCTTATTGACTGCCTTTAATTAAAACGGTAAATCGCCGTCGTCTATCGGTTCGAGTTCGGGGCGGCTGCGCTGCGCTCTGGTTGTTTCCCCGCTATCGTCGCTCTTATTTGCGGAAGATAAGAACTCTACCTCGTTTGCAACGATTTCGGTTACATTGCGCTTGTTGCCGTCGTTATCCTCGTAAGTCCGCGTTTGCAGGCTGCCGACAACGCCAACCTTACTGCCTTTTCTCAGATATTTTGCGCAGTTGTCCGCTTGTCCTCGCCACGTCTTTATGTTGAAAAAGTCGGTCTGGCGTTCGCCGTTACTATCGGCGTAAGGGCGATTGACGGCTATTGAAAAATTACAGAAAGAAATTCCGCTCTGCGTTTCCCCGTAGTCTGGATCACGCGTAAGATTGCCGATTAAAATAACCTTATTCATTGATTAAATCTCTCTCCATACGCCGAGCCTTGCCGCGAGAATATCCGCATACTCGCACATTTTCTGTAATTGCAGTTGCAACAAATATCTTTCGCCATCGTTAAGTTTATCGCTGCTCTTCGATTGTAAGAATTGAGCCAGTTTCTGCGCTCTTGCAACCACTTCGGCTTTCTCTTCTTCGACGCGCTCCTTTGCCGTCTTTTCTCTTACATCTTCGCACTCCATATCACATTCCGCAAGTTCCTTTTGCAGCGCATAGCCCTCCAATTCCCAGAGTTTTCTTTCTATGCGCTCCATACAGCAGCGCGCGCCGATTTCTTCGTTGTAATTCGCTTTATCTACGCAAGCACTCGATTCTGAAAGAATAAAGCCGCTTTTAAGCGTTACCGTTACGACGGTACATTTTTCCTGAACGGTGGCAACGTCGATTTTCGCCTCCGCAATAAGTTTTGCAATCTGTTCCTGAGTTACTTTGTTCTTTGACATTTTAATGTCCTCCTAAAAAAATAATTATTATATATAACGGGTTTATACCGTTTATATCTACTTAGCCCTCTGCAATTTCCGACTTAAACCAGTCGCAATCAATTATGGCAACGCAATCGGGGCAAATAAGTGCGTCGTCGCTGTATTTATCCCTGAAATAATCAAGCGCGTTATGAATACAACGCCGTTCTGTTGCGATTAGGCAATACCAATAATCGAATTGTATATCGCCGTCGTCGTTTGTGTAAGAAACCGCAATAATGTAACAATACTCGTTGTAGTATTCATTTTCTTTGTATGTTAAATTCAACTTTTCGTATTGCCAGCCGTCTACTGCCTCGCCGTCGGCATACGGCTCGTTGTGCAGCACGTCGAGCACGCACCACATAAGCGGCGTTTTGTATGTCGGAAACGAACACGCCGACAGCATAAAGCACATAATTACAACAATAAGTGCCGCGACTATTCTTTTCATATCCACAACACCTCCGTAACGCCGCGAAAGCCCTTTTGCCAGACAAACCACGCGTAAGCGACCGCAGAGCCGCCGCCCGCTTTCATTTCGTCGAAACGTGCGTTTTTAGCGCATAAAACGCGCTCAGAAAAGACGTAAATACTTTTCGGCGGGAATTTCTTAAACAGTTCGTTATATCGCGTCTTTCCCTCTAAAAACGTCAATTTCAGAAACATATAGCAACGGCAGCCGAAATGCAATATATCCAACGCTTTTAATACAAATTCTTTCGCATATTTGTACGGCGGGTTAGTGATTATATCCATATCTGCCCAGTCTTGCAGCGCATTAGGTGCGACGCTCAAAAAGTCTAATAATTTGTATGTATCAGAATAACCTCTGTCGATAATATCCGTCGAAAGGACGTTATAACCGTGTTCTTTGAGCCTTTCGGATAAATGCCCCGCGCCGCAAGCACATTCCCAAACGTTTTCATTCGGGCGTTCTACCGTAAGCAATTTATCTATTGCTATCGGATCGGTTGCATAGTAATCGTCTTTTTCTCGCTCTTTATCGGTGTGATTGCTCGCGCCCAGCGTTTTATATACCGAGTTTCTGTTTCCTACCCAGTCGCTCATTTCTCGTCCTCCTCGTCCTCTGTTTCTGTTACCAGCCCTAAATTCGCTAAATCTTCGAGCAAAGCCGCGTCTTGCGTTTCAATAGCCCGCTGCGCAATTCTTCTCAGATACGAATTGAGAATTTCAAAGCCGACGGCAATACTGTTGCCCCACTCTTTAACGTATCTCGACTTGCTGCTGTGCAGAGCCTTACTGACCTTGTTAAGCAATTCGTTGTAGTCCATTTTTATAAGCATTTTCACTTTTCTAATTCCTCCACATATTGCCACGACTGAGGCGGGCGGGTAATTTCAAATTTTTTTGCCCACGCGTCATAATGGCAATGAGTATTCGGATAAAGATTGAAAAGCCACTCTTCTTCCGTCATAAAACCCGATTTTCTAAATTCGCTCAACTCTTTCGGCTTGACGTAAATCTTCAAGTCGGTAATATGTAAGCCGTAGCCGTCTTTGTTGCCCAAATAACTAACCATATCGTCATAATCAAGGCAACTTTGGCGAGCAATCTCGTTCGTTACGCTTTGTTCTTCGTCTGCGACAGAAAACCTGCTGCCTTGATTTTTTATCAAATAGACCTTATCGCAGATAAACTCGCCTATTACCTTTTTGCAACCGTGTTCAAAGCACTTTCCGTTTCCCCAACAAATGCCTATATCGTCATACTTTTTGTCGTATGTTTCGTAGATATAAGCCTTAAACGGCACTTCTTTCGGAGCGGTTCCCCGAACTTCGACTGTCTTTTTTCTGCTTGCGATTTTCTCAACCCATTTCGGTCTGATTGATATTAAAATTGATTTCATTTTTTGTGCCTCCGATTTTTGATTTTGTGGTATAACTTTTTGAGCCCTACGGCTAAGGCGAATTGCAGCGGCATTGCTGGCGTGAACGGCGCAGCCCAGAAAGTGATAATCGCGCCGAACGCCGTCCACCACCAACTATTCACGAATAACGCCAGAAAGCCTGTAATAATGCACGGCAGCCAAAAAATAATTTCCGCTACCACAAACCAAAGCAGCATTTCTTTGTTTATAACGTGCTTCCTGAGCCACCGCCACGCCCTTTTAATTCGTTCTTTCATCTAACCTTATACACCGTTCTGCTTATTTGTATTTCCAGTGCTGCCATTGTCGTTATTGCTCGCCTAAGCGCTATATCTGCACAATTTGCCATAACCAGAGCCGTAGCGACTGGCGGGCAAACAGCGTTACCCATACGCGCAATTTGTTTCGCCTCACTATACTTTTTACCTATTCGGGATTCAATGTCTATAATGTAGTCCATAGGAAAACCTTGTGCGAGCATAAGTTCTCTGGCTCTCAGCATACGCATACCAATATCGGATATAAAATACTGCGTGCCGTTTATTTCCAAAATAAGGATCTCGTTATCTGCAATATGATAGCCAGCGTAATTGTTTAGTAATAGACGAATTTTATTCCAGTTTTTAAGGTCTTGTTCGTCGCCAAGTTTTTGAAGATAAGTTTTAACTATGTAATGACGGGGCTCAACCGTTACTGTCGGCAGTGGTTTTTTTACCTGTGAGGCGTGGTCAGCGCCGCCATAATAGTGTAATAAGTGTGCCGCAACAAGTTGATTATGGTCTGTTTGGGTAATTGTAGGAACGGGCTCAGACACGTTTTTACCTCTGCCGTCTTTTCCGTCCCCATAACGACAAGATAAATAAACAGATACGAGAGCATTGTGGTCTATGCCCGTTATTGTCGGGCAAGGGGCGTTTATGCTTGCCCCTGCTTGTTTCTCGCCACTAAAATACTTAGTTAGATATGCGGCGCATAAGAAGTTTCTATTTCCCGTCGTAACGGTCGGGAGAGGCTCATTTATTGAGTGAGGGGCATTGCCCGTATTGTTGCTCATAATAAACGGCTCTGCCGCCTGTAATACAAACTTGTTCAGCCCTCGTGCTATTCTGCGCTGCGTATTTGTTGCCAAGTCTTTTTTGCGCCCAAAGATAGACGGACAGGGCAGATTCATATCAATACACTCAGCAGCGGTTCTGTATGGTCTTAACCCCTTACCGTGCGTTGCTTTTGGAAACACAATGGGCTGCCCGTCGTTTCTTGCTATAAGATAAAACCTGTTTCTTATTGTCGGCGCACCATAATCGCAGGCGCGTAATTCCTTAAATGCAACCTTATAGCCAAGTCCCTCAACGAGGCGATAAAAGTCGTTGCTTTCTGGCTTAATTTTCAAAAACTCACAAGCCTCTGCAAGCGCGGGGTGATCCTTATTTATTCCATTGCTTAAAATTGCCACAAACGCCTTAAACGTTTCGCCCAGTCGTTCTGGATCTGGTAAATATTGACTGTTTATTTCTTTCAGCGGGCACCACGTCTGAATTTCTGGGACGTTTTCCATAATAATTACGCGAGGGGCGCTCCGACTCATAGCCCACTTAATAACCACCCAAGATAAACCTCTTATTTTTTTATCAACGGGCTTGCCACCTTTTGCTCTTGAAAAATGCTTGCAGTCTGGCGAAAACCACGCCAGCCCGACGGGTCTACCCCCTGTAACCTTTTCTGGGTTTATAGCGAACACGTCCTCTTGATAATGCGTTGTATAAGGGTGATTTACCTTGTGCATTGCTATCGCGTCGGCGTCGTGATTGACCGCTATGTCAACGGGGACGCCGAGCGCAAGTTCAATTCCTGTGCTTGCACCGCCACCGCCCGCAAAATTATCAACGACAAGTTCTCTGAGTAGGTTGTCCTGAAACATTTTATGCCCTCTCAATAAGCCCAGCGGCAGCAAGTTCGCATACCGCGTCATATACAAACACGCCGCGAGGCTGAAATTTTACAACGCTATGTACGCGAGTGTCTTTATCGCGTATTGTGTCGAAATACAACTCTCTTGCAAGATTGTTTACGATAATGACGTTATCGTCGCGGCAGGCAAAATAATAATTTGTCTGCACCCTTGAAACCTTAAAACTCTTAAAACCGTACTTTTCGAGTTCTTTAATGTCTACACCTGATTTTAACTTTAACATTGTTTTGCTCCTGCTTTTTATTTCCCTTTCGGGAGGGGTAGTTTCCTACCCCAAAATTACAACCTCGCCGCTCTCGATTTCCTCTCTAAGTTGTCCTTCAAGGAAATATCTGATATAAGATTTCGCCCTTATCTTCCACGCGCCGCCGTCTGCCTCGTAAAGCGAGAATGTTCTATCTGGGCTAACTCTGAATAAGAACTCCGATTCTGGCTGCATAGCCTCGATAAACGTGCGATACGGCACGAGTTTACGAATAGGAGCGGCTTTTATATTTTCCGCGAGAGTTGCGCCAGACTTAGCCACAACCGATTGAGAAACGCCGTCGTCGTTCATTTCAACCGATTCAACGCTTGCAAATTTCTTTAAGAGTTGCAACAAGTCTTTTGCGTCGTCGTTTTGCTCGAAAAGCGAACGAATAGCGATTACAAAACTTTCGTAATCATAGGAACAGCCAAAACGGAATTTGCTGCCCGTGGTTTCTGCCGCATAGGGAATTTCCCGCTCTTTCTCGTTATCCATAGAGGTTATAACAGACACCCTTGTTTCGTTCTCGATATTGACGTAGAGCGGAAGATTAAATCTGCCTTTCTCTCTTTTTGCTATCTGAACGATAGACGAAAGGTCTGAAAAGGTAAGCCTCGCCGCCGTGGGCTTATACGGTTTTACCTCTGTGAGCCTGTCGTTCGTAACAAATGTGCGGTCGCCAACTTGAATTTGTTGTACCAGATTTTCTTTTACAATTCTTTCGATTTCCTTTACCGTGTCAGTCGGACGCAATTTTGTTTTTACCGTCATTTTGGTACTGATTTCGCGTCGTGAATTTATCGGCGTGAAGTCCATTTCAATGGTAAGTTTCCTTGTTTTTTCGTCCGTATTCGGGTTAGAAATGTTTTCGAGTACCTTTCTCATTTCGTAATTGATACGTCCGATAATTGCAGAATCCGCGAACTGCAAAACGCTGTCTACATTTTTCATTTTGTGATACCTCCTATTTTGTATCGAGATTGCGGGCGTTATATAGTGCCGCAATCATATATTGCATTTTGTTTCTGATTAAGCCCTTTTCATATCGGCTTTCAACGTCGGCTATTGCCTTATCGAGGTTTGATATGTCATTGTTTTGTTTGATATGGCTGCATAAAACCTCTAAATACCGATATGTAGGTACTTTTTGCCCGTTTACAACCACATACTTTTTGTCTTTCACGGCGTTTATAACGCCCCAGAAAAGATTTCTGTAATCGTAAACGTTGTGCCCGTCGAGTTGTTCCATAGTTGCTCTGTCAAGCCAGCGATTGAGCATTTTATCGAAATTGTTTACATAAAAATCGACTGCCTGCTGCTGTTCGGCAGAGGTAACTCTTTCCTCGTCCTCGCCTATTTTTACTTCTGGCAGTTCGCTTTCGTCTGGCTTGTTCCAGCGTTGACCGACAGCCTCTCTGCGTATAGCAGAAATTTTTTCGCGTTTTTTTATGTTATCCAATACCCGCTTTGAAGTGATTACGCCTTTTTTTGAACTAAACGTATCGCAATTTTCGATTACTTCGAGAATTTTGTTTGCGTCCGTATGCAAGTTGTACGCTATGCCGTCAATGTCGGATTCTTTTATTTCGCCGCCATTTTCGTGCATAATCTCTACAAGGCACCAATAAATGCCATAGCCCTCTAAACCGCATTTCATTCGCAGGTTACTCAGATTGTCGCGCGAATAAAAATCGTGAGAAAAGTATAGTTTATTTTCACTACTCATAGCAACCCTCCAATATTGAGTTCCTTTAACTCGACAATCAATTTCGGCTCATTACCGTAATATTTTTCTGCCGATAGTCGAATAACTTGCGTATCGTCTTTGTATGCTACCTTATTCAAAGCGTCGCATACGCATTTAACGACGTTATCAATATCGGGCTTTTTCGTAGGTCGGAGCGTACAGTTTAACGCCTCTGCCTGTTTTTTCTTGCTGAACGATTTCGGGATAGCGTAAAACGCTTTGATTGTTATTTCTAACGGACATTCCCAGAACGGCGTTTGTTTGCCGCGCAGGGCGGTAACGAAAGAGAGCATAATGAGGTTTTCATAACTTGCCGTTTTTTCAGGTGTATAAGCCTTTGCAAACCCGCCTCTTATCGTTACTCTTGCCCGCTGCTTGCCCTGAGGTTGTCCTAAAACCTCAAAAAACATATCAACCCTCCGTTGTATCGGAAACCGCCTGTGCTGCGCCTAATAAAGAATTTTCGGGCGCGTCCGCTTTTAATTCTTGCGCCTTTTGTTCGGCGGGTGTGATATAATCTTCGGGAGCGACTACATAATCGTCGCTATCTTCCATAGCCTTGCTGTCATTCTCGTATGCCGTCTGCATATCAATGCTCATAATTCCCCACTTTGAAATAAGTTGACGGAGCATTGTTTTGTATGCCATAGCGTCAAAATCTTTGTACCAGAACGACGAATATTTCCACATTTCCGATTCTGGCACCTTTCCTGCCTCATAGTCGGCATAAGACACTTTTGGATATTTGCCGCCCGTTCCGTTAAGGCTGAAAGCCTTTGAGTACTTATCGGCGTGGACGAGCATTTTCTTTTTCGACCAGTACAACGTTTTTATGAAACCGTTGCAAAGTTCAAACATTGCATAATAGCCGATTGTAGGCTTTGCCTCGCGCTCCTCGTCGTCCGCAATAATATGGACGAATAATTCTTCCGTGAGCGGATCGTATTTTACGAACTCGCCCTCTTTTATCGCGATTACGTTGATTTTTTTGTAATTGCCAGAACGGATAGCAAGTTGAATATATCCCTTGTAGCCCAGTACAAACGTTGCGACGGTTCGGTTATTTTTCTTGTCGTCGAACGGAACGAGATACGCAAGCCCCAACTGCGGGGAAAGCGATAAATTCAGAGCGTTTGCAAGCAACGCTGCCGATAAAATCGTGCTATTGTCGCACTCTTGCAAGGCAAGATTAGTGCTTGTTGCCGAAAGAATACTCGATACAAATTTTTGAGCCTCTTTCTCTGTGCCGAGCATTTTATTCAGGCTCGCCTTAACTTTTTCGCCTGTGAGAAACTGACTTACCGTGAGTTTCCCGCTGCTTACTCTTGTCTGTAAACTGTTTGATACTGCCATTTTGGTGTCCTCCGATTATTTTATAATTTCGTATTTTAAGTTGTTTGCTTTGAGAAATGCGTCGAGCGCGTTTATCTGCTCTGCCGTTCCCGTTATCCTGAACGCGATAGAGAATTTCGGTATGTCCTCGTCTTTCGGCTGTTCTGGTTCTTTTACGGGTGGCTGCGCGGGCTGTTGTGCCTGTTCCTGAGCGACGCGCTGGTCTTCTGCCGCTTTACGCTCTGCTGCGGCTTTCTGAGCCTCTATAACCCGTTGCCGCTCTGCCTTTCTGCGTTCATTTGTTCTGATAGCCTCTGTAAGTGAAAGGGTATTGTAATAAATCGTTTTAAGTTCGATTTCGTCCTCGCTTTTAAGGGTTTCGATTGCCGCCAGTTCCTGAGAAATTTTATCCAGTATAGCGTCAATTTCTTTCTGTACGGCAGGCATTTTTACGGTAACGTTAAGCCATTTTGCATTGTGTATTTTTTCATACCCGACAAACGGTTTAAGCCCGACGGGAATATTATCCTCGAAATATGCCTTGATTTCCGCAAGTTTTTCTTCCTGCTTTTTTGTTTCGTAAGATTTAACCTGTTCGTCTATTGCCAACGCAACACTTTTTACCGCTGAACTAACCTCGTCCACTTCCTTTTTGAATTTCTCATACGGCGCAGCGTAAACCTTGCCGATTCTGATACGTTCGCTGTCGAGCGATTTCACGAAATTGTTTAAGGCGGCTCTATCCGTTTTCGCCTCCGCGATAGAGTTTTCGTCGTAAACTTTGCCTTTGTAATTTTCAAGGCTTTTGTTGACCTGTGCCAAAAGTTCCGCGTTGTTCCACGCTATAAGTTTCGGCGCGAGTTGTTCGATAGGGGTGCTAAGCACCAGTTCCATAGTTGCCATTTTATAAGTCCTCCGATTTAATTAAAATTTTTTAGATTTGTGGTAGTAATAACGGCGGTCGCCGTTTGTTTTTTACGCATTCCCAGAACTCTCGTTCTTTTTCGTCGAGATATTTCATATCGTCCAACACCGACGGATCGGAAATGCGAATTATTACACGTTTGCATTGCGTCGCTATCTCGCCGTTTTCGTCTTTCCAACGAAATTCTGGGTTTAATACGTCGAACGTCCTGCCCGTTACCAGCATTTGGTGCAAAACCTGAACGTAATATTGCTGCGGCACTTTGCCTTTCCAGTTTTCCCAGACTGCTGACGCGCTTGCGTCAACCGTCTTTCCCTCGTATATTCCGAGTTCGCCGCTCGAAATATCTGTAAGTTCGCCGTCCAGACTTGCGAATTGAAAACCGTCTTTCAGGTAAACCGTTTGTTTGTCCACTTTGACTTTGTATTTGTCCGCATACTGCAAAGCGAATAATTTGACGAGCGGCGTTTCGGCTGCCGTGCCATACCTGACGTGTTCATTGTCCGAAAGGTTTTTAGGCTGTCTTAGTCCGACTTTTTCCTCCCAGAGTTCTACATTCGTAGTCCACTTTGACAAACCGAGTACCGCCGCCGCGTCGCTTGCCCCTATGCCCTTACGCCTGAACGCCAGCCATTCGGGGCTATTGTGCTTTAACTTGACTTTTTCTACGCTCATACCGATTGCCTTGCAAATTCTTTGAAAACTTCTTCACGTTCGATACGCTTTTCTGCCACGATTGCGTCTTTCAATTCGGGGTGTTCTTCCTGAATTTTGCGACGGCAACGCGTAATGCTTTCAAGTTGTCTGAGTTCGCCGCGTTCCGACAATTCCGCAAACGGTCTGGACGTGTCAACACCGATACGTTTCAAAACGCCCATAACCAACGCAGTATCGTTTCTGCGCGCACTTTCGTTCTCGACAAGTTCTGCATAAACAACCGTTTTCAACTCGTTAAGTCTTTTCATATCCGCTTTACCTCCTGTTTTTCTTTTCCCATAAAACGGACTTTCTGCCCGCTTTGGCTCGTTTGTAGTCGATTGCAAAGGCTGCAATCATTCCCGCCGTTAAAACGACGATTGCTGAAATTAAAACTATGTTAAGTATCATTGTTTCCCCTCCGACTTGAAATAATTTTTGATTTCTTCGAGTTTTTTTGCCGTTAAGCGCGGTAACACTTTGCCTCGCCCAAAGCACTTATGGCAAACGCCACTATCAACCTCCGTGTAAGCAACAGATTGAGCATAACTTCCGCTACCACCGCAACGCGGGCAAGGAACGGCAAAATGACGCAATGCTTTACGAAATGCTATCCCGTGCAATTCTTGCGGGGTTTTAAGCGTCGTTTTGTCTTTGCTTTCAATGTCTGGAAACACCGACAAAATAAGACTTCGCTCGGTATCCGTCAGCATTCCAAACTTAATATCCCAGAATTTCCGTATCGCCTCGTCGCCCGTATATACATTTTCCGTTTCGCAACTTTTCGTCTGCGCCTCGGTAATTCCGCAATACGCCTTTGTTTCTGAACCGTTCGGATAAACAGCCTCCAAATAAAACGCAGGCTGCGTATAATTCGTTTTATAGGTTACAAGTTTTGTAATTCTCGCCTCTTTCATTGACTTACCTCGTTTTTCTCTATTGCTTTGATTGATTCGACCTTGCAACCACCTAACGAACAAATACGCTTTACAGCGGCGATTGCAGATTTTTCAGTTGTTCGGATATTTCCGTAATAAGTGAACAAAAAATATCCGTCCTCGTTCTTGTTTTCAAAGTTATTTGTCCGACCGCTTAAAGACACCGCAACTCTATATTTTGCTCTCATTGACATTACCTCTCTTATAGCCCCGTCATTACGTCGCGAACGATTGCCGAAAGAGAATCTGCTGTAACGTTTACGTCTGTCGTATAGCCGTTCTCGTAAATAAGCGTTACGATTTCGTCGTACTTATCCGATTTACGATAAACAACGTTTGCAATACCAATTTGCAATGCCACAACAAGCGGTTTCAGATACTTTTCTACAAATACGGGCTTATTCTCTCTTTCGTATGTCGAACTCTGCCCGAACAATGTAATCAGTGAGTTCTCACGCCCTGTGAGCGGCAGCCCAAGCGTCTGTTTCGCCATTGCCCGCCTTAAATCTTCTTGTTTTATCGTCTGAGTATTCATTTCATTGCCTCCGTTTTTAATCGTTGTGATTTGCGATATACTCTTTGAGTGCGATTCTTAAAATGTCGCTGAACGTAAATTCTTTCTTCTTTGCGATTTCAGTCGCCTTAGCGTAAGTGTCTTTGCTTATCCATACGCCGATTTGAATTTTGTCGCCGCGCATTTTCTTCGTGTTCTTCGTTGCCATATCGTACCTCCTCGTTTTTAATATAAAAAAATAGGCTTACCAGTTAAGGTAAACCTACTTGCGAGCAATAAAAAAATGGGCTCACCGTTTACTGGCAAGTCCATTGTATAATATCACCTGTGATTTGTCAAACATTTCGCAGTAGTTTTTTATAATTTTTTTATTTTTTTTTGAAAAGCACTGAAAAAAACTAAATCTCACAATTGAAAAGCTTTCAATTCTACTACTAATGGTAGCCTAATCGAAGAAAAAAGTCAAATATATCAGCTTAAATGCACGACAAAATCCTCCGACGGTGCGGAGGACGCTTTTTATTCAGTTACCGCGGTTATGCCGATTTTTTCAAAAAACGGATTTTAATTTCGTTATCGTTCTCGTCCTTGAATCCGATTTTTTTATAATCTTCCATGAGCTCCGCACGCTTTTGTAGCGGCGTAAGCCAAGCGCGTTTTCCCTCGCGGTTTCTGAGCGACGAATGCGGACGATTGTTATACCGATTCAGCCATTCGGACATTTTCGCTTGTAATTCCTCAAACGTTGAATATTGCAGATGATTATAAAAACATTCCTGATCGGTTCTATGAGAACGTTCCACTTTCCCGTTGTGTCGTGGCGTGTAAGGCTTTATAAGTTTATGCCTGATACCGTATTTCGTTAAAAACCTGTCTACCGCGTTTACCGTTGTTTCTTTTGCGTTCTTCGGCGGGGTAAATTCTGTTCCATTGTCGGTCTGAATAATAGCAGGTAAATATCCGAAGTATACCAACGCCCTTTTTAGAAAGTCAACCGTTGAAAACGTGCTCTGTTCTTTGTAAGGATAAATAAACCTTTCGCGAGTAGCCTCGTCAATCATTGTGTACTGAAAATCTTTCTCGTGCTTAAATTCGCCTGTTTTACATTCTTTCGGAACGACTTTCACGTCCATTTGCATTTTTATGCCGAACATTTCGGGCGTATTATACGGCTGCTCGATATATTTTTGTACCACTTCGTTCGGCTGCCGTATTCCGTTTTTGGAAACGAAACGCCAAAACCCAAAATATGTCTCGAATAGGCAAACTCAGTTCTCAAAACACCATAAGCCTCTGCGTAACTTATATCGGGGTTTTCTTCAAAAATTTTCTTTATGTGTTCGATTTCGCTTTGTGTATGAGCCTTAGGGCTCGGCGTATGCGGAACAGTTGAGCCGTTTTCCAAACTTTCCAGCGTTCCGTCATATTTCGCTTTCCACCTCCACAACGTGCGCTCGTCGCACTTTGTTTTGTACGCAACTTTTGTAATATCCTCTTTCTCTTCAAGCCATAATTTTAGTGCGTGTTTTTTCTGGTTAGCGGTGAATCTCATACCCCTCATATATTTGTCCTCCGTCGTGAAAGTACCGCCATTATATCACATTGTCTAACATTTTTCAACTTGTTTTGCTTTAAGAGAAAAATCTCAAAAATAAAAAACAAGAATCGTTCCCGTCGTTACGCTTTACGCGCGCGTGAGCGCGTGTAATTCTATCCACCTATCAATACACGATAGTGTATTTATTTTATATTTATTTTTTCTTTTGATTTTGATTTATATTTGTATCGTTTTGTATAATTTTGTATTACAAAAGAATATCAAAAGTAAAGCAATTCTATTTCAAATGAAATACAAAAGTATAAGGTTTGTATCGCTAAAAATGCAGGAAATATAAGGGTTTTAGCGATTGTGTAAAATATTTTCATTTTCTTATATGAAATTTTTATTTCAAAAAATCAAAAAAATTTTTGCAACCCGAAATAAATTTTATTTTTAGAAAATTTTTCTAAAAAAAGTTGAAAAGATTTTTGAATTTGAAAAATTCCTGTTAAGCACAATTATCCACAAGAAAAAAGGCACAACCTTTCAGGCTGTACCTCTTGCTTTTATTATGTAATTTTTGCGGTTTCGGACGATTCGTTCGGTGGCGTTGCCTCGCTGTTTTCAGGTTCCGACTGCCCGTCATTTTCAGCCGTAACGTTCTTAAAATCAATCGGCGTAAGTTTGACGTATTCGAGGAAATGCTGCATAAGGTCTATCTGGTCGCGCATATATTCGACGGTATCGACGACAATATTTTCAAAGCCCATTTTATATCCGAAAACGCCTTGCATTGACACGGCAAACAGTTTGAGTAAACACGCCGCAAACGTTGCCCAGTTTGGCGTTATAATAACCTCGCAAACAATTAAAGACATAAGCACAGACGTTATAAACGTTGTTATGAATTTAATTCCGAAATTCCATTTTTTCTTTGTCTGCGGGTTCATTCCGAGAGGGCTGCGTTTATTGTTTCCCCTACCGCGCTTGAAAATCATATCGGGCGTGAGAGTTATCGGTTTTACCTTGTTTGCACTTAGAATCGTATCTGCTTGCATTTTAGACAACTTTTTTTCGTCCACGAGTTTTACAAGCGTTTCCTCGTCTTTCCCTAAATACTTTTCCTTGTATTCGGCATATTCAATGCCAACGTCAGCAAGAATAGTCGCTCGCGTGAGTTCGAGTTCTTCTTCTATATAATATTGACAAAATTCAGGTAGCCGCCCCTGCGTTTTATTTACGGCTATTTCATTTTTTACGCTATCGTAATCGTCTTGTGCGTCCAAAAACGTTTCCGATTCTTTCCCCGCCTTTGTTCCACTGTCCGAACAGTTCAAATACATACTGTACGAGCAAAACAGTAAAACGAAAAAAGTTAAGCCGAGAGCCGTCCAGTCGGCAAGACTGGAAAATTTTAGATCCGTGGTAAACGCTACGATTACCACAAACATTATAAACGCGCTTACAAAAATACCCGTATTCCTAAGTAACTTTTGAAACAGCGACTTTTTCGCGCTCCGCGACTTAATTACGCGCTTATCCAGCGGTTCTTGCGTCGTCGGTTGTTTTCTTTCTATTGTTTGCATTAGACATTGCCTCCTGTTTTATCTTGCGGCGTTATAAAGTCCGCAGCAACAGGTGCTTTGTCGCTATTTTCAATACTCTCGCCCACTTTGTATAAGCCTGCGCCTGCGGCATTACTTACAGCACCCACGGCGGCTATAACAAGCATTTGCTCTATTATCTGATACAGCCCCCAGAGCGCAACAAAGAGTATTACCCACATTACCCAGACGGCTGGCGTTTTTATTTTCTGCTTAAAAACAAGCAGAATCGGAATAAGCGAAAGCAGCGCAAGAACGACAAACACGCCTGATACAGTTGCCTCAGAGCCTTTATTTACCCACATAGGGAAATAAGCACAGGTTGCCGCCAGCGGTGCGCCAGCGTCAAGCGCAACAACGCTTGAATAGCGAATTATTTTGCCTTTCGTGCTATTTTTCATATCACACCTCCGCGTCGCCGCCCGCCTCCGTATCTTCAACGCTGTTTACGTCTTTCAATGCCCCGACATATTTTAATTGTACAAGGTCTTTAATTGCTTGCGGAATATTCTTGTTATTCGCATAAACGGCTGAAAGAATATCCAGCACCGCTTTGCTGTATGTAATCATTTCCTGAAACTGAGGGCTGCGTTCAAGTTCCGTTTTTGTAAGTTCTTTTATATATATTTCAAAGTCGTTGTATTTTTCAATTAAGGTATTTGCCGCTTTTATCACTTCCGCGTTACTTTCGGTATTTGCCGCTGTTTCTGCCTGTATATCCGATTTATGCCGCTTATTGTCTTTAATTTCCTTTCTTAAACTGACAATAACGGCAAATATCGTGCCTAAATTAGTTGCACTAAGCAGCGGCACTATGTTTTCCTTGCACCACGCAAAAATTTGTCCGAAAAACGTGTTGTCCGTCGTCGGCTGTTCTTCTGCTTGCTCTAAGGCGGTACTTTCCGTTGCTGACGGCGTTTCGGCAGCATAAGCCTTATTCGTGGAAACCGAGCAAAAAAAGCACACGCAAAAGGAAAGCGCAACCGCAAGTAAAAGAATTATATAAATACAATTTTTAGATTTGATTTTCATAGATTACCTCCGTTATTCAAAGTCGTAACCCTCGATAAGCCTATCGAGTTTTTTCACAATTTTGGACTGTTCGTTGTTCAGGTGCACAATGTCGTTTTTTATGTCCTGAATTTCCGAGAGAACAGCAATTATTTGCAGCGGCGTATCTACGCCGTTCGGACAACAAATTACTTTGCCGTCGATACGTTTTACATAGATACTTTCGCACGCGTATTTCGGCGCGTCTGGCTTGCCGTTTAGAACAACAACGGTGCATTTTACAATACTATCCAGAAAGTCCGCAGGAATCCTGCAAGTTTCCTTTTCAAGCATACGATAAAGACTATCGCGACCAGCATTCTCGAAAATTGCCGTCGCCCCGTCTGGTGCGCCTGTAAATGTGATAATAAGTTCGTCTGTAACGACTTCGGGCTCTCTTGTTAAAATAAAGCCCTTTTTAACAAGTTCAATGAGTTTATATTCCATTTTCATAATGCGCTCCTTAACTGATTACGAAATAATCGTCGCTGAACTCGTTCCTGTTTGCGCTAATTTCTTCGTAAGTTTTGCCGTCAAGGTCGTTTACCCAGATTTCAAGCGCGTCGTCGCGCTCTCTTTCCGAGAGAAACCCCTGCGCAATCTGCGCGTTCGCCTTTTCAAGCCACTTTTGCTTACTGAAACGTTTTGCTGCCATTTTAATTTACCTCCGTAATAGATTTAAGCCGCTGACAATACGGCTGCGTTATGCGCCATAAATTTACACGCATTTCCTTTTGTAATAATGGGCTTTATATTCTCGACGTAATATTTCTTGAAATTGATACGTTTCGCCCAGCCCATATACGATAAAAACCTCATTACTTGCCTTAATCTCACACCAAAACGTTTTATTTTTCGGACGGCGCGGGTTAGCGAGTAAAACATTTTCTTTCTTAAAACGGTGTATTTCCCGTAAAATCTGTAACCGACAAAATCAATAGGTCGGCTGCCGAATTTCCAGATTTGCCAATCGTGTTTAAGTTTCAAATTTTCTTTACCCAAACTTTTATCGAACGCGATTTTTGCTTTGTGCAATTTTCTTTTGTTCGCGTCCAGAAATACAATGTCGTCCGCATATCGCGCATAATGCTTAATACGCAAATCTTCTTTCGTTTCGTGGTCGAAACGTTGCAAGTAAAAATTTGAGAACGCCTGCGAGGTATAGTAACCTATCGGCAAGCCAGAACCTCCGTTATCGAGTATTTCGTCGATAAGTTTCAAAACCTTTTTATCTTTGATTACACGGCGAAATTTTTGTTTTAATGCCTCAATGTCTACCGATTCAAAGAAGTGGTGTATATCCGCTTTCATAACATATTTTATACGTTTATCTTTCTTAATGAAATGCTCGATTGCTCTCTTTGCTGCAAGTGTTCCGCGATTTTTGACAGAACCGCAGCAGTATCTATCCATTCCGCGATTTATTATCGGCTCGATTACTTGCATAAGTGCCCAATGTATAATCTGGTCTGGATAGAATTTCGGCACTTTTATATGCCTGATTTTCTTGTGCTCCCGCCGAGTTTTTAATATCGGCGGGCAAAATAGTAATTTCCGCTGATTAGTTTTTCTCGTATTTTATCCGCATAACGTTCAGGGTTTTCCGCAGCGTCTTTAATAATTCCGCGTTTCGATTTTTTATTTTTCGTCGCATTATGTATGGCTAAAATAATGTTATCTTTCGACACTATTTTTTCAAATAAATATCCTGTTCGTTTCATTGTGTCCTTTACTTTTCAAAGAGTCTTTGTTGCTGCCTTATGGTGTTTCAAATTCTTTCGACTTACTAAACCACACTCTTTACGGCTATTTCTGACCGAGTGGTCTGTGAATTATAAACCCTGTTTTTATTCCTTTTGCAACAAATTCGCCCGCCGATGTTCGAGTTCGCGTCCGACGCGGTGTTGTTCCCGTTCCAATTCCAGAGCCCAGCATTCGCGCCGTTATTCCAGTTCCCGCCGCAGTTCAACACGGCTGTATTCGGTTTATAACCCCATTTTTATAGATAACTATGAGAAAAATTTTTCTTTTTTTTTCGGGGGAAGTTTCCCCCGTTAGCCCCCTCAAAGAGGTTTATAACAAAGACGCCCGCCGATGTCCGAGTCCGCGCCCGACGCGGTGTTGCCCCCGCACCAATACCAGAGCCCAGCAAACGCGCCGCCAGACCAGCGCCCGCCGCAGAACAACACGGTGCCCGTGTTGTTGACGTAATAATAGTCGCTATAATGCGTCGTACTGCCCGCGCCTATCGCGGTTGCGTAACCCAAGAGAGGGTTTTTAGCAAACGGCGTAACCTCTTTCAAATAGCCCTCAGACATAAGTCTGTCGCCCATATAGGTATAAGGCGCGTCGTGTTTATCGTCGGCATAATATTCTGGATCTTCGCAAACATAAATTTTTTCAGTATCAAAATTGATACCGTCGCACCACTTCCAGACATTGCCGAACGGGTTTTCAATACCTCTATACTTGCAGGCGTGCTTGCCGTCCGTGTTGCAAGTCGCGCAGTCCTCAATGTGGTTAGTGTTCCACGAGCCCGACGCAGTTTTTACAAGGTCGGTATGCCCAGTAATGAGCGCGGCGGTATTTTCGCCGTTCGTCCAGCCCCGCATTACACTCTGCGAGTTCGTTGTTGCAAACTCAATCATAAACAACTCTTTAATGATTGCGTCAATCAAAAAGTCGTACTGCTGATAGCCTTTACCCACGTTGCGGCAACGCGTTCTATACGTTCCTCTTGTAATGCTTACGAGAACGGTCTGCCCCGATTTCGACTTAACTTTCTGATTTTGCGCGTCATAGTTCTTATCGCCCACCGCAACCAAAGAGCCCTCGTATTTTCCAACAAGGATATAATCGAGTTCGTTGCCTTTTCCATCAACAAAAAGAGTTCCGAACCCGTCGTAACGGCAACCAGAAATTTGGTGTTTGTAAGAGCCGTCGTCATTTTTCGTAATTTTGGTATAAAATTTCGGTATACGGATAAACACGTTGCCGTATTCGTCCACAACCTCTTTCATTTCACACCAAGGGAAACACTTGTCGAAGTCGCTCGTGATTTCACTCACGCCACGAGCATAGGAAAGCCCCGCCGCAGCGTCCGTTCTGGTAAGTGTAGGCGTAGATTTTCCCACGCCGTCAACGCCATAGATTTTTGTTTTTTCTAATAACATTGTTTGTCCTCCTGTTATTATTGATTGTTATTTTCAAGGTTTGTAAGCCTTTCGTTGATTGATTTAATTGCTTTGTCAATTTCGCCGCCCTTTGTATAGCCAGCGGCTTTCTCAGCCTCTACCGAATAATAAGACGAGCCGACGCTCTGGTGTTCGTTTTCTATCGTTACTCTCAATTCCTGACAAGCGTCAGAAACTTTCTTATTGATTTCTGTATTCGAGTAGGTTTCCGTTTTTTTGTAAACGTCGCCGCTTGCGGCAGCCCCCACGTCAGCGGCGGTAAGTACAATATCCGCAGTAAGCGGCTTGCCGTTGATTTTTCTGCTATCCGCAACGAGCCCGCTTATAAGAGAGGAAACGTCGATATTGATAACGCTGCCGCTTTGCAACGTAAGAGTTAAAATTCCGTTCTTATACGAGCCGTTAGATATAAGGCTTTCGATAGGCAAATCAACCATATCCGAACTTAAAACTTTGCCCTCGCTGTTTTTAAGGGATATAGTAAGTTGATAATTTGACGTGTTGAGAGATACGCCTATACTAAACCCAGCGGCGGCAAGCATATTGTCGTATAGTTTGAATTTTCTGTCGATACCGCCGCCCTTTGTGTAGTTTCGGGCGTGTTCCGATTCTTCCGCCCAGAAAGCCGCGTGAGCGTAAATTTCTTTTTGGTTGATTTCGCTCATTGAATACGTTTCGCTTTTCTTGTAAGCCCCTACGTCGGCTGCGGAAAGCACAATATCGCCGCTAAGCGGCTTGCCGTTTATCGTTCGAGTTTCGGAAACAAGCCCGTCGATAAGGTCTGATATATCAATTTCGATAGAGTTGTTATCCACACTCTCTTGATTATTTCGGAGCGTTAAAGTAAGTTTTTTCGTCGCCGCATTGTAACTACCTTTAATAATCATTTGTTCGAGCGGTAAGTCGATTTCCTTACTTTCGCTTAAAACAGTACCCTCAAAGTTTTTTAGTACCGCTTTCATTTTGTAGGTAGATTTATCTATTGTAAGGTCGATCTGAGAACCAAGCAATAAGTCCTGCGCGTCCGTGTAGCCTTTATTTGCCGCGCCGTTTGCTGCCGTGGGAATTGCACAGAAAAGTTGATTTTTCGCGTTATAGAGCGGAATTGCGCCCGCAAGAGGACTTTCTGAAATAAGAACGGTAGCCTGCGAACCGTCGGGCATAATTATATAAGCACGCTTATATGTATTCGGAGCCGTTACTTTATCGAGTTTCTTGCTTTCAAGGCTGGAAATGTTCCCCGTGTGTATTAAATCTCTTTGCAAAAGACTGCTAATAGCCTCTTGCAGCGTTGTTAGTTTGCTGGACGAATATTCGTCGCCATATACTTTAAGAATTTTGGTCGCAAAATCGCCGCTTATGAATGCCTCAGTAAGGTCTTTCAGAGTTTTAACGCCGTAATCGTCAAGAACTACGCGGATATAACTCTCTGCCTCCTCGCCGCAGATTGCGTCCTGAATCTCATTGATTTTACCAGCCAAAAACGTGGCAAGTTTATCGAACCACAGTTTTAATTCCAGTGGGGATAAACCGCCTTGTCCGTACTGCGCCGAGTTATTAGGACGCGTTGCCAACGCCTGAACGCCGTTTTTGGTAATCTGCGTAGAGGTTATTTTTTGTAAAGTTTTTGTTTCGCTCATATTGTTTACCTCGCTTATTCTTTATATCGTCCAGCCACTCTGTATCTGAACGAAACATAATAGAGCGCAAACGGTTTCAGATACTCGTCGGAATAAATAAAATACTGCTTTTCAACCCATTGTTTCTCTTTTTCTTTTACCGCAAAAAGGCTTTGCTCGGTAGTATTGAAAGAGAAGTCGGAAAAGTCCATATCTTCAAACGAAAACAACGCACTGTTGATACGCGCTATCTGCTTGTACGGTGTTTTGTTTGTTCTGACTTTTATCTTTGCAGCCGAATTTCTGAAAGATTTTGTTTTTATAACCGTAGAACGCTTTATCGTGGTTTTTGTAAGGTGCGGAATCTGGCAGTTATCCATAAGCGTGGCGCACCCGCTGAAAATCGTCCTTTCGTCGAAATTATACGTTTTTGGCGGCAGTTCGCCGTCGTCGTTTCTTTGGTCGAAATTAAAAGAACATACAACGCCGTTTACGCAGCCAAAGAACAAATTATCGTCTATCGAACTTAACGTAGTTGCTTTTCGGAAAATACCGCCCGTGTAGTTGCCGTATTCTTCGCATAAATACAAATGCCTTTCTTTTACCGTATTCGTGAAAATGTCAACGACTTCGTGAATGGTGTAAAAAATATTTACTTGTATTTCCATACCGTTGAAATTCGCCGTTACAAACTGTGAATATACCTGACGGCTTTCGTTGCCTTTATCGTCTGCCGAGTTCGCGACTGCGCCTCGCAAGTCTTTCGTTTCGTCGGTGTCGGAATAATATACCGCCCCCGCAAGTTCGATATTATATTCCCTATCCTCGTGAGTAATTTTTATATCTCTGAACTCAGTCGGCAAAATGCTTGAATAATGATACTCTTTGTATTGTCCGTCGTAAACGCCGATACCCTCCAAATAATACCACTCGTATTGCAAAGCCCCTGTTTCGTCGGCGTATTTTTGTCTGCTGTCGGCAAGGAAAATATTTCCGTCTACCAAAAGGCACAAATAGCCGCCCCACTCTTCAAGCACGCAGTTTTTCAGTTCGGAATTTATGAGTTTTGCGTCAATAAGGTAAGACCTATGCTCGTTCGCTCTTTCGGACGATATTTTTAACTGCGAAACACCCTCAACGCCAAGCCGAGAAATAAAAATCGGATCGTCAAGGAAATTGCAGCACGCCCCGACGCAACCCAAACCAGACAAACCCTGAACAGACGGATAAATGCGCGGCAGCAAATTTTGATTGCTGTTTGTAGCCGTATGAAAATAAATCGAACTATCCTGCTGAGTATCTGCTTTGAGCACCATAAGCGTATCTGAAACGCACATAATGCCAGTTATGGGCGACAAACCTACGCCGTCTTGCATATAGTTGAGAATACCGAAATAAGACGGATCTGCGTACCCTGTACTGTTTCTGCCGCAATAAAAAACGTAATTCGGATAATCTGGGTTTCCAGTACAGAAAACTCTGCCGTCGTAAGTTGTACAAAGCGTACACTTTGAAATCAACTCCGAAATGTCCGACATATTTTCGGCTACACCGTCTATTGACGTATATACTTTTGACGCTGTTATCTCAATGCCTGCATAGCCTTGCTCATAGCCCGAATCTTCGGGTTTGGCGGGGGCGGAAGTAAACGTTATTTTGCCGTTGGTAAGGTCTACCGTATAATCGGTGCTTACCGTTTTAGCCGTACCATAAACCTTTACAGAAATGACGGAATCGAGATTGTTCTCGTTCATTAAAAATTCTTTCGTCGTTCCGTCGGCAATAAACGTATGCTTAAACTTCGGCGTGAGGATATTGCGTTGTTCGTATTCTGTACCTATATTCGCATTTTCGCCAGCAGGAACTATACCGATATACGTCGTCGGTATATACGCAGAGTTTTTTACCTGAGAAATGCTGCTGCCGTCGTACACAAGATAATTTTTGCCGTCAAGAATATACAGCCTGTTATTAAAAACAAAGTGCTGGCTCTTGTGTTCGTTCATAGACGAAAAAAGCAAATCACTATCCTTTGATACACCCTCATAATACGAAATATCGAGCATTTCCTCTGCAAGCAGTTCGGAACTTACGATTTCCAGCGTTTTGCTCGACGCTGTATACTTTGAAATATTGAGCGTAATATCTTCGCCCGTCTGCCTATGTAAACCGATTACTGCGTCGCAGGAAAAAGGCAGCACAACTCTGAATGTTTTAATAGTTGCGCCGTTCGTTTCGACCGCCGAAACAGGCTCTGAGAGCGTTATTTTACCTACCGTCGGTACGTTCATTGATAACGGGTAATTACGCCACAAATAGAGGCGTTTCCCGCTATGAATAAGTACGCTTGTTTTTACGGTATCGTCTGACTTATGCTGAAAATAGATAATGCCGTAAATTTCTTTTTCGCTGGTTTCCGTGAATAAGCCTGTCGCTTTGCCGTTTGCGTCGATTGTCGGCTTTTTTGCGAAATGGCAGCGTTTACGAAAGCCCGCAACGGTTTCCAGTGCGACACCCTGTTTGCTGCGATAATCTTTGTACATATTTACAGCATAAGCAAGGCGCGACGGGTTGACTTGAGTATGGTCGTTGGAAAAGTCAACGCCTCTGAAATTGCCGTAATATCTGTTATACTCAGTCGTTCCTTTGCTGAGATTTTCCCTTGTTTTGAATGAATACGCCATACCCTACCACCCGTTTCTGTTTCTGTAAACAACAGGTTCTAATTTCTTTGCGGTAGCATAAATTTCGGCTGCCTGTTCACGGTAAAGCGAGAGATAATACTCTGCTTTTGTAGGCTCGTCGTCAACCCAGATATAAGCCGCCACAAGGTTAGGTAAAATCGCGCACAAATCGTCGTCAAGGTCGATATTCGTCGTTTCTGCGTTTTCGTCCTGATTGATTGACGCGATTTTTTTGTTATACCTAACGCTATATGAGCCTTTAACAGACGCGGGAATAAGGAGCGTTGCGTCGCCAGATACAAAATAATCTGAATCAAGCACAAAGCCCTTACTTTGCCCCGCGTCCGCTATCGGAGGACGCACAAACGAGGCGAAATCGTTTGCGAGGCTGACAAAATCATAAGCAACGTATTCCGAAAAATCGGGAATATCCGTTACTTTTTCAGAGCGCAATTTATCATACATTGCAACGTTTTTTACCCACAAAACATAATCGCCAGCAAAACGCAAACGTACAGTTCCAGTATAAAAATCGCTGCCGTCTTTGATAAAACCTCTGTATTTGGTAAAACTGCCGTCGGCACTCGTCAGAGTTTCCGAGCCTATTACAGCCCATTCGTCGCCAGCAATATTTTTTTCAATAATTAAAGTTCCGTTGCCGCTGCACTCAAAATAATAAGCCTTTGCACCGTCGGCAACGAAAATAAGAGCCTCGTCGTCATTACTGACGGGCTCGCCCTTGTCATTTCCGAGTAAGTTATCTATCGGGAAATGGCTTAATTCGTATACTTTTGTTTTCGGTCTTAACCGATTTATCTGAATAATAGCCCTGTTTACGGCTAAGTAAAATCTGTCGTTATCTTCGAGCGAGGTTTCAAAGCCTAACTGCGCTACGGAATCGTAGAGTTCTTTTATGGTCATTACAAAACCTCCTTAAATATTTTCAGACGGGGCTCGTATCTCATAACTACAAGCCCCGCTGAAAGCCTAAATCGCAGCGTTGCAAAGCGGGGAAAGCGCGGGCGACTGCGAGTTTAGATTAAGCAAGTGCCAAATCAGTGGCGTTGGTAACTGCGGACGAAGATTTGACGGCAAGCAAAATATGTTTCCAGTTCGAGAAACCTATGCCCATACGGCAGTAACCGTTGTAGATAAGGTTACGGGTATGAATGTCAACCTCGCTCTTAATATCGAGCGCAACACGGTTGTAGAACATATTTCCGAGCAAATTCTCGTTTGCCTCGGAGGACATAAGCATAAATCTGTCGTCGTCGGTTTCCCAGCCGTCAAGAATTACGATAGTCCAGTTGCCGTACTGCGTGTTAATATCGTTGTAGTCCGTTCCCGTCGTTCTTTCCGAACCGATAACCTTTTTAACGTCGATTTCGAGTTCGGGGCGGTTGGACGGTAATACGATAATATCAGGCGTATATCCGAGAGTTTCGCCGTTTTCGTCCTTAAAGTTACGCATTTTGTTTGCGAGAATACCAAGAGATTTTTCAAGTTTCGCGGTATCGCCGCAAAGTTTATCGTCGTAATAGAAATTCGACTGCGTTTTGCCTTTGAATTTCGTAGTGGCAAATTTATGCGCATTGTGAAAAAGCGGCAACCCGTCGCCGACGGTCAAATCAACGGTAGCCTTATTAAACGTACCGCTCGTGCTCGTGCCGTGAGCCAAAGCCCACGCGCCGAGTTTAACGCGCGTTCTGTAATACGCACGGATAAACCCTTTCGGTCTGTTTCTGAACTCTGCGGGAAGTCCGAATTTTGCGTCGTCGAGCATTTCCTTTGTGATAGTAAATTCTTTCATAAAGGGAATGTGCTCAATCGTCTTTTTGAAACCGCTTTCGGGTGCGTCATTTTCCGCACCTGCGCCCTCTTTCGCGCTCTGGAATAAACCAAAGTCGCCTTGTCCCATTACGGTTTCGGCGTAACGTTTCGATTTTTCGACGTTATAAAGAACGTCGAGCAGGGTTTTCTTTTTTTCGAGGTCGTTGCTCTCGTTTTCGATAAGTGCCTTAATCGGGTGTTCAAATTTTCCGATATACGGGTCGTTCGTACCCGCAAGTTTAGAGAAAATAATACTCATTTCTATGCCTCCTGTTAATTACTCGAAGATTACTTCGATTTCGTCGCCAGCAGCAGTTTTCGCGTCGAGAGTATCGACAACAGTCGCAACGCCGCTGGTGGTTACGTCCGTAACGCCTAAACCGTCGCTGTCAACGGTTACTTTGCTGCCGAGAACAACCGCAACCGCCGTACTGGAATAAGTTACGGGAACGGCAAAAACCATATTTTTTGCAATTCTGTAACAAGGCAATTTTTCAGCCCCAGACGCGGGCGCGACATAATCTTTCGCCGCAATGTGAGTGGGTTTCGTGGTACCGCTGGCTTTCGTCAGTTTTCCGCTGGAAAGAACGAGTGCCTCGCCCATAACAAAACTTTCGCTCGCGGTTACGGGCAAAAG